GGAATGAATTTAGAAAAGGATAATGAAATCTGGGTGGGTGATTTATTGATAACATTGGATAAGATTTTAAATCCTACCCAAACTCAAATTACAGTTCATGGTAGATTTTTGACTGAACAAAAAGTGATAAATAATATGAGCTATGTTGGTATTACTACCGATGTCAAAATGATGTTAGGAACAGATACAAACAGGGATGGTTTTTGTAGGGTGTTGGTTGAAGCCCCGAGAAGTATTACAATTAACCGTGGGCAGAAAAAACGTAACGGGTAAATCATGTTGCACAAATTTAGCAAGGGAGCCAAAGAAGATTTGTTGGCTTTGCACAATGAACATACTTATGCAGATGTAGTTTCTTACATCAGGAATGGAAGCCCCTGTGATCATAAAGTAGGGAACCTAAGATTCAACAATATTGTTGTTGATCGAAATGATAGGGAAATTGTTGGGGTGACACTTTTTCATTTGGATAGGTATGCACGGTATTTTAATTTTAGTTGTAACGTGTGTTTTGATTCACACACAATTGAAGTGGGAGACCCTTGTAGCTTTTGTGATGGGGCAGGATGTAAAGACTGTAAGGAAGGGTTGGATTTTAAATTAATAGCTTGTCCAAATTGTACAGCTAAACAAATTGAAGGGGATAGAAATGAATGGTCAGATAGAAACAAAATTGTTAGGGCGCAAAGTCACGGTAATGGGAGGCCCATACCGAGAAAAGCCCGTGGGTATCAAAGGCGTAAAACTCGCATCCGAAATTAATGCGGGTTGTGCTGTTCGGTTAGATATTCCTGATTTTGGAATTCCCACAGTACATGCAGTTGATGATGCTATTTACCATACTTTAAAAATTCTGTGTGAAGATGGGGTGATCTATCTTGGGTGCATGGGTGGCATTGGCAGAACAGGAATGTTCATGGCTCTGCTGATTAAGACAATTGGTATTCTAAATATACAAGCTGAAGAAAAAACCCTGTGGTACAAGATCAAGAATTTCTTGGGCTATGCCGTTTCACCCTATTTGGGAATGAGAAATTTCCCTGTGGAATGGGTGCGGGATGAATACCTTTCCACTGCGGTTGAAACTGATGAACAATATTCTTTTGTCAGTCATTATGACCCAACAGAAATGTTGGATATTCGTGATCGAATTTCTAATTGTATGGAAAGTGTCAGGTAAATTAATTTGATATTAAGGTCAAATAAATTGACAAATAATTTTTACCTGTGTTATACTTAGAGTATAGAAATTAAATGTCATCAAATTTTAGGAGAGACCTGATGCCAACTCACGAAGAAATAGAAGCATTCATTATGAAGTCTGAAGCTCATGAATTATATGAGCACTACGAAGCAGTTGATGCGGCTGAAGAAGCTGCTGATGCTCAAGCTGCTGCGTATGAACTTGATCATTTTGCGTATCACAACTAGGAGGTTTTATGATTCTCAGAGAAGTAAAAAATTCAATGCTCTTTAAAGCTTGTGAATACAGCAAGCAGAAAATGAGTATGGAAAAATTTATTTCCGTTAATAACGGGACAATGGTTCAACCTGAAGAAGATGTTATCGGGTTCTATCTTGGTGCTCACGTTATGGGTGTCGTTGAATCTAAATATGGGGTTGATACTGAACTTCCTGAAGACGTTGAAGAATTGGTTAGAACCCATCATACAAATATGGAAAATGTTTTTTTCCGTATCTTCACTTATATCCTTTTAATTTCCATTGGCGAATCCCGTCACGGAAAAATTAGTTCCAAAACTGCAACCATCGATAAACAATATGGTAGTGATGTCAGAAATTTTGGAACCACCATCAACGGTAAGAAAAATCGCTCAGGGTCAAGAAACGAATTTCTGAATTCTGAGAGAGACCTTCTGGATTTCTCCCGCTATTGTGATTGGATGTTTGTGCATTGTTTTGTAGGGATGGGTTCTTACGGTGGGCAAAAATGGAAAAACATTAGCCAGAAAATTACTCAAGTTCTGGAAGGCGAAATTTCACCTTTCACTATGGTTGATATTGCGTGGGCTTTGGTTCACAACACAGGTTCAATCTTTAACAAGAACACAATTTATCATCATGAAATTCATGGTGCGGGATTGACTCAATTGCTTGATATGCAACGTGGGGGTGCTATCCCTTCTTTGATCATGCATCTTGATAAATATAATTCTGAGTGTTCAGGATTCTCTATTAACGTCAATCTAATAAATAACTTTAAAGATGCGGTTACTTCTGCTGCTAAAGTTTTGGGTGAAGATTTTTATTCTTATGTTTCTCCTTCTGCTATTAATGAAGCGGGGGCATTATCGACAAGCACATTTAAGAAAGCGAAAACTGCCAAGCCTTCTGAAACTGAAAAAGGTGAAGCAACAGACTTTGAAATAGATGGTCTGATTGACTTGGGCGTTATGAAGATTCAAACCCTAAAACGGAAGGGGGCATAATATGTCTAAAGTAGCTGACCTATGGAAAAATAAAGGTTCCTCCAAAAAAGGAAACAACTTTAAGAAACATGTTTCTTGTTGGACTACCCACCCTGTTTATAAAATAGGTGATTATGAAATTACTGGTGGAAGCTGTACCAGTAGTTACCCTGATGTGGATTTGTTTATTGCTTTGGATAGTTCGGGCAAAAAAGGTAAACGGTCTTACCCGTGGAATGATGGGGTAGATATTTATTTTAAAATCGCAGATATGGGCGTACCTAAAGATTTAAAGGATTTCAAAAAACTTCTGTCTTACACTGCTAAGGCAATGAAGGCAGGGAAGAAAGTTTTTGTGGGTTGTATCGGTGGGCATGGTCGAACAGGTTTGTTCCTTGCTGCCCTGACTAAAGTTATGATTGGGGATGAAGATGCAACTAATACAGTGCGGGAAAATTATTGTCACAAGGCTGTTGAATCGAAGGAACAGATTGATTGGTTGAACAAGCATTTTGGAATTAAAAAAGTCAAAGGCACTAAAACTAGTTTTAAATCAGTGTGGGGCAATGATGCAAAAACAAGTTCATCCCCTAGTTATGCTTGGGGAACTGATTTGACTGAAGATTGGATTACGGGGAAGGTAACGGATAACAAGTCCCAAAAATATTTATGTGCTAAAGGCACTTCACTAATCGTAAATAATGATTGACAAATACTTTAGACTCATGTTAAGATGGGTCTTGAACTAGGAGGTTATATGCTACAAATTCAGAAACCAGAGTTAGAAATTGAAGAGGTTGTAATTCCGATTCCGCTTCGTGCGGCTCTGCAAGATATTCTTGTTACCAAAATCAGTACACAATCCATTAATAAATTATTGGGTAAAAGTGGTATTGAAGTTTTGAAGTCAAAGAAAAAGAAATTTGATTTATTTGTTTCTAAGGATAAATCTTCGTTTCATATTGGTGGGGAATGTGTTGAAACCTACTTACCTGCTGAACTTCATTTCATGGAAAAAGGCAATCTGATTCGATCTGCAATTCTATTTCATTTGGGTCTCGACACAGCTTTAGATTCATTTACTGATTCTAATGATTCTGTTATTGGTAATGAGAATATATTTGATTCGGTAGGCCCGATTACAGGTGGAAGTATGGCACACAAAAAGATTAATGAAGAACTTACGGGTATTACATCTGTTCCTTTTTTGAAGGATGCAACAGAATTTTATGAGCCTGTAAAATCGACTACCCCAGAATCCCGTTATGTTTTTATTGCACGGGAAAAGAATGGCTCTGGAAAACTTGCTATAAGGTTGCGCGGTACTAAATGTTCTATTCGGATTGAACCTTATTCTGATTCCATAGCGGGAGACATTCTGATGCTTGGACTCAGCAACAATGGAGACTATGCTTCAGGTCATTTTGATATGTCAGGTAATCTTGCATTGAAAAGGTATATGGCAATGTTAGTTGCTAGTCTTTTAAATTGGGAAGTTGCCAAGTTCGATGAAGACAAAATTAGAAAGCTTGGTGTGTAATGGCTAAGAAATCCAAACAGGCAACCAAAAAAAATACATCCCCGTATTCTGCACAGTGGTTGCTTGGTAGTGATACTTCTTTGGTGGTGGTGAGTACCACAGAGAAATCAGTAACCCTAGAAGTTGCGGGTGTCTCTCTGGGCAGACATTTTGGGGAGGTCATACGTGAATATAAGCCAAGCTAATTTATACGAAATTTTAGATGCCTTTGAAATTAATGCGAAGGTAGGAGAGAACGGGGTGTTTAAAATTCTGAATCCCCTGATTATCAAAACTGATTTTGTTAAAGCTGAAGTCAGAATACAGGGACTTTACATTTTTGAAAGTGACATGATGATGTATGCAGTAATGCATATTTCTGATCTTGGGATTATTGCTCATGCTTCGAATGGTTCTCTGAAAAAGATTTGTTTGATTGATTTCAGTAATCCAACTGCTAAGGGATATTTTGATAGCAAAGATTTTGATGCTTTGCTTACCCATCTTACTCAAGATAAATGGGAATCTGATTTTGTGATAGACACTATTTTAATCTAGAGATAATGCTAAAAATTTGGTCTAGGTCTGAGCATCCAGAATTAATCAAAGAGTTGGATGTACTAAAGAAGGGGGGTAATTATTCCTTCCCTTCTGGCTATGCAGTTCCCAATTTACAGGCTGATGATATTCTTCTTTGCATGGGTGGGGATAACCTACAAGCAATTCAACAGGCAGGACATCTACCCAAAAACAGAACCATAACTTCAATGCGAGAGAAAGCACATCCATTGGGGGAGGGGTTTTGCTTTATCACATTTGATATTGACATCAAGGATTTCGATTACACCAACTATGTAAAACTCCAAACTGATATTTCTTTGACCAAAAGATTTATCGATACCGGAAGCTTAGAACCTGTCTATGGAAAATATGTTTGGGCAGATACTTTAAGTCATTTGCCTGAGCAGGTAAATGAGAAGTATAACCAAACTGGTAAACGTGTTCGGGTTGCAATGGATTTAGAAACCGTAGGACTTGACCCCTTTAAGTCTGAAAAATTTATTGTCAGTATTTCATTCTCAATTGAAGAAGGGTTTTCTGATCTGATCAGGTTTAGTGGGGTGAATGACCAACCCGCTAAAACTTCTGAATTGTGGGATGTTATAAATTGGCTTCTGAATGATGACAGGATTTCCCTGATCGGAGCAAATCTTAAATATGATCTACTGTGGATTCGGGTGAAGTGGCAAATTTTTTGCACCAATTTTAAAATGGATACAACTTTGGTGGGTTCCCTTCTAGATGAAAATCGAAGTAACTCTTTGAACACTCACACCAAAATTTATGTTCCTGCATTGGGCGGGTACGATGATTCGTTTAATCTGGAATATGATAAAGCCCGAATGGATTTAGTTCCTGATGAACCACTGTTGAAATATGCGGGGGGTGATACAGATGCAACTTTACGGGTTGCAAATCAGATGTTGAAGAAACTGACTACTTCTGAATCCCAGACTAAATTTTATACTCACCTTCTTCATCCTGCTTGCCGTGCATTTGAAGATATGGAGTTTAATGGAATTCATATTGATGTAGCTAAGTTTGCCGAATTGCAGGTTGAACTTTTTTCGGAAATGAAAAGGCTGACTGAAGAAGCAAAAGCTTTGATGCCTAGAAGACTGCTAAATAAATACGGGGATGATTTCTCACTAACCAAATCGGCAATCATAAAAGATTTTATGTTTGCACATCCTAATGGGTTGAAGCTTGAACCCAAAATGGTGACAGAAAAAACCAAGCAACCTAGCACATCATTCGATCACTTAAAAATGTTTGAGGATGTACCAGAAGCAGTTGAGTTTGTGAAAATATTTAAGGCATGGAATTCTGCGAAGAAAACAGAATCAACTTATATCACTGGATTCCTGAAACATTTGCGGGAAGATGGGTTGCTTCATCCAACAGCGATTTTGTATCGGGGGGATTACGGGGGCAGTGCTGATGACTCTGGAACAGTAACGGGGAGACTGTCATTTAAAGACCCTGCAATGCAGACGTTATCCAAGCATACTATCTGGGCAAAGAAATTAAGACTTGCCTATCCTGCCCCTGAAGGCTACTGCATTGTGAATTGGGATTACTCACAAGGGGAACTTCGGGTAATCGCTTGCGTAGCAAATGAACCCACAATGATTCAAGCCTATCATGATGGAATCGATATGCACTTGAAAACAGGTGCGGAGTTGAACGGGTACACCTTAGCGGAAGCCCTGAGAATGAAAGCAGGGGGGCATGAAGATATTGCGGCAATCAGGCAGGGGGGCAAGGCAGGAAACTTTGGATTGATCTATGGAATTTTCCCAGAAGGATTTGTTGAATATGCGCGGAACACTTTTGGGGTGATTGTTTCAATCGAAGAAGCCACAGTTCAGCGGGAGCAATTTTTTGAAATGTATCCTGAACTGGTAACTTACCATGCGAAATATAAAGCACATGCTCATGAAACTGGTTATGTTCAATCTCCGTTAGGCAGGGTCAGACATCTACCGCTGATCAATTCCAAAAACTTTTCTATTATGTTGAAGGCTGAAAGACAGGCAATCAATTCCCCAATTCAATCTACCCTGTCTGATCTTTCGTGTTTGGCTTTTGCGCTATTCAGACAGAAGCATGGTAATCCTAATGGGTGCAAGTTCTTTGCAATGACTCACGATTCTATGACTGCCTACGTTCTCATTAAGGAACGTGATTATTGGATTCCCGAAATGAAAAACATTATGGAGAATCTACCACTGGAAGAATATTTCAATTGGTGTCCACAGCTTCCGTTTCTGGTTGACGTTGAAACAGGTTCGAATCTTGGAGCATTGGAAGAAATCAGGGTTTAAAATAAATGTAAATAAGTGCAAATAATCCTGACAAATAATTCTAGCTGTGCTATACTTAAGGTATACAAACAAACAAGGAAACACGAAATGGCTTATATGTCCCAAGAAAATAAAAAAGCACTGGCTCCCCAGATCAAAGCTGTACTGAAAAAGTACAACATGAAGGGAACCATTGGTGTTCGGCACTATAGCACTTTAGTAGTTAATGTTAAATCTGGTGCTCTTGACATAATCGGTAACATGATGGAAAACATTCCTGTAGATCATTTCTATACTGAGAATGCAGTTACCCCTACTAGCATCCAAGTTAATACTTACCACATTGGTAGTTCTTACACAGGTAAGGTTGCTGACTTCCTGACTGAACTTAAAGATGCAATGATGAGCACTGAAGATGGTTCGGTTGCCAATCATGACAACTCTGACATCATGACTGACTACTTTGATGTTGGTTGGTATATAGACATCAATGTTGGAAAATATGACAAGCCTTATGAACTTACTGGTAAGGTTGTCAAATTGAATGTTAAGAAGGCTGACACTCCGAAAGTTGAAGTTGACCTTTGGGCTGAGCATCTTGAGACTCACGGTAGTTTTTAATCACTAGCCCCTTCGGGGGCTTTTTGATCTTAGTATCAAACATCGACTTAGGAAAGAATGATGGAAATGACAGACAAACAATCTTTAGCAGTGGAATTAGAAACGCTGCTTCACACTCACCCCTTCAATGAAAAAGCTGCGGATGCTGCTTACTCTTTGGTGAGCCAATATATTAAGAATGGTCAACATGACAATTCCCTGTCTGACAAGCAATGGAATTTTGTTGGAAGTCTAGTTGCCCAGACTAAAAACTTTTCTTCTCCTGCCCCAGAAATGCCCAAAGAAAGGGTTGGGGATTTTTCGGGAGTGATCGAACTGTTCACTAAAGCCAAGGGAAATCTGAAATACCCGAAGATTAGCCTGACTACTAAATCAGGTGGAACTGTGATGTTGTCACTTGCGGGAGACAAGGCAAAGAAACCGGGAACCATAAATGTAACGGATGGAAAACCTTTCGGGGAAAATATCTGGTACGGACGGGTTGACGCTTCTGGAAGTTGGGAAAAAACCCATAGTGCAACTGATGAAGTTGGGGCTGTGTTGAAAGAACTTTCAAATGACCCTGCGGGATTTGCTGCCAATTACGGACACAAAACTGGTAATTGCGTATTCTGTTTGAAGAAACTGACTGATGAAAAATCAACTACCGTTGGTTACGGAAAAGTTTGTGCTTCTAATTGGGGTTTAGTTTGGGGGTAATGCTGCTGTTAAATAGGTTGTGCTGCCATTGAAACTATAGAATAATCGGTTAGGAGGATATACACTTTCTACCTTCCGATTATTTTTTTGGGTTTGGCATGGCTGAGACTACCAAATTAAAAACTGCGGCTACCCGCAAACGTAAAAAAACTGCCCCTTCCAATGTACGAAAATTGGAAACCAATATAACTGCGATTATAAAAGCGGAACCCCAGATAACTTCAAATGCTCTGGATATTGAAGATACGTTTTTAAACAACTATACCACTTCAATTATACAACCAGAGATTTCCCCTGATATTTACTATTCCCTTGTTGAGCAAAACAATGCTTTAAATCAATGTATCTCTGCTATGGAGGTTAATATTGATGGAACAGGTTTTGATGTTGTCAGGACTGATGGGGAAGAAATAACTGATACAGATACCAAGGCTCTTCAGCCTGTCAAAGAATTTTTGATGGAGGTTTCCCCCACTGTTTCTTTTGTGACTCTTCGTAGGCAGATGCGGAGACAATTAGAAATTTCGGGGTATGCCTGTATCGAGGTAATCAGAAATCCCAAAGATGAAATTATTTTCATGAGAACTTTGGAATCTAAAACTATTCGTTTAATGAAATTAGGTGATGCTGTACCCACACAGAAAACTTTAATCCGTGGTGGGACTGCAATGAAAATTCAAACCTTGACTCGTGAAAGAAGGTTTGTGCAATTAGTCAATCGTAGAAAAATCTATTTCAAGGAATTTGGTTCTAATCGTGATCTTGCAAAAGCCACAGGGGTTTTTGTTGCTACTGGTCTGAGATTACCATTTGAAGAAAGGGCTTCTGAAATAATTTACCTGACTGTTCACAGAGCAGCAAATTCCCCCTATGGTGTTCCCCGTTGGTTGAACAATCTGCCTTCCGTTATTGGTTCCCGTTCTGCTGAAGAATTGAATCTTGAATATTTTGCAGCGGGAGGTATTCCCCCGTTGATGATATTTATTACGGGTGGTGCAATGGCTGAGAAAGCCAGAAAACAATTGGAAGGTCTGCTTGCGGGTAAAGCTCGAAATAAATTAAAAGGTCTCGTTGCAGATATTCAAAGCACATCAGGAACCATTGATAAGGGTGGTGGTGTGAAAGTGGATATAGAATCTTTCGGGTCTGATCGGCAACAGGATTCCATGTTTGAAAATTACGATACAAGATGTGAACAAAGAGTTCGCGCCTCATTCAGATTACCACCTTTGTTTGTCGGCAAGGCTGATGATTATTCCTATGCTTCCGTTTTCGCTTCCTATACTTTAGCTGAAGCTCAGGTATTTCAACCTGAAAGAATGGAGTTTGATGAAGTGTTTAATAATACGGTAATGAAGGAAATGACCAATGGTGTTTATCGGATTAGATCAAAACCCTTGATTGTGGCTGATGCTGAAACAAATCTTGATACCCTGAGAACTGCAATGAATGGGGGCGCAATCACCAAGAAAGATTTGATAGAAAATCTAAATCTGGTGGGAAGTGTTACCTTGACAATGTTAGAAGATGAAGATGGTGATGAGATTGCTGAAAGATTCAGCGGGTCAAGTTCTGCTGACCAAGTACGCAACCCACATATTGAAGATTTTGTGGATGATGACCAGATTGATGTGAGTACAGGTGAACCAGTTGTCAAAGTTGATCTGTCTTATCTGGGTGTAATTTCTGATCTTCAGGTAAGAAGTCTGACCAAGGAACTTCCACAAAAAGATTTGAAAGCACTGGCAGATGGTCTAAAAGTTTTGAATGCTTTTGAACTAGATATGGTTCACATGCTTACCAGTAATAAATTATATGCTTCAGTTGAACATGACAATGTTGGGATGTCTGAATTGCTTGGGGCTGTTTCACAGATTGATCTAAAGGCTGCACATCCCCCTTGCCCTGAAGGTCAAGTTTTGCGGAATGGTGTGTGTGTAGACAAGGATGAACAAAAGGCTGAAGCAGGTGATTCCACTGGGCCCGGTGGTGTAAATAATCACATCCATATTCTTGAAGCGGGTGGGGTTACATCTGAAGCAGAAGGTCATACCCATACGTGGGATAGTGAGGAAGCAACAACAGGTTCTACTAACAAGCATACACATCAGCTAGGTTAAAAAAATGGTAGTCAAAGTAGAAGCCTATCTTGACTTGGAAGCATCCCTTCAAGCATTGGTTCTACCCCAATGGAATAAGATTCAAAGAAGGGTTGTACCCCAGATTGAAGCCGCGATTCTAGATCACGATTTAGCTAAGGTTACTGAGATAGTTGATACCATCAACACATCTCTTTTATATCAAGGCAAACTTAAATCAATAAATACACTTCTTACAACGGGGATGGTTTTTGGGGGTGCGTTGATTAATGGCACTACTCTTGATCTTGAAATTGTCTTGAATCCAGACGCTTTAGAAATGCCTTCTATTGCTACCAATCAATATCAAATCCAATTAGATCAGGCAATGATCACAGTTCGAAAACGATTTTTGCAATTGGCTGTGAAATTGGAAGCGCGGCTTACCTTTGAAGAACAGCAGGAAGAAGAGTTTAGCAAAAGTGATTTAGTCAATGTTCAGAAAATCAATCCTATCAATATCAGAAATGCTTTGAATGTTGGGGCAGGGAATATTGGTGGCAGTATGATAAGTGTTGCTTCATCCCTTCAGATGTCACGAATGGCTAATTATGGTTTTGTGGCTGAAGCATCTTCACGGGGAGTTACCCATTATATTGTTAATGAACAATTGGATAGCAGGATTTGTCCGGTGTGTAGAAGGATGCACGGCAAGAGATTTGAGGTTGCCCCCGCACTGGCAAAACTGGATACCCAGATAAGAATAACTGACCCCACTGATTTAAAAATTCTTGCGCCTTTTCCACTGCAAAGTAAGGCTGCTGTAAAAGATTTAACGGAAATGACTTCAGAACAATTGAGGGCGAAAGGTTGGGACACTCCCCCATACCATCCTAATTGCAGGGGCTTGCTGAAATTTGTTCGCGCACCTAGAACTGTTCAACGAGTAAATCCTTTGCGCCCCGGTCAGAAAATTCCAGACAAGCCTTTTACTTCTGCCTCAGATTATTATATTGCGGGAGATACCGCAGTAACGGAAGAAGGACTAATAGGTGCTTTGTCTGTTGAAGATGCCGCTGCTATCAGGAAATTTGAAGACCTGTTAGATGGTGTGGAACCTACGTTTGAAGCATTCAGGGATGCAAATGGTGTATGGTCTGAGTCAAGGAAACTGCTTCACAGGAAGATTGTAAGAAAGGTTATTCTTGGTTTCGATGAAGAAACCTTAGCTTTAAACCGTTCCAATATACTGAGTAATGGATTACACAAAGCCAAGACCGCTGCGGATGAAATCCCAACATATACTGTTTTAGGTGGGCGCGGGGGTTCCGGTAAATCTTGGTTCTCTGGGGGCAATGGGCCTGTAGACCCAAGGCACACATTGATAATGGATAGTGATGCAATCAAGAAATTGTTACCAGAATTCAAAGGGTGGAATGCGGGGCAACTTCACTTGGAATCTTCCTATCTATTTGATGAAATAACTGCGATAGCCAGAAGAATGAATCTGAATGTGGTTCATGATATGACTTTGAAAAATGCTAGGCAAGCTGTGACCCGTATGAATTTATTTTCTGATGCAGGGTATAAGCTTGAAGGGTATTACATGTACCTTCCCAGACACGAAGCTGCAAATCGGGCAATCGTAAGAGCATTGGGGGATGAAGCAAGATATGTCCCACTGGATATAATTCTTTCCAATACTCAAAATGAAATAGTCTTTGATCAATTACGTGCAAGTTTTAGTAGGTGGGGTATGTGGGATAATCTGGTTCCTTTTGGAGAACAACCTAAATTTCTTGGAGGTAATTTATAATGGCTAAAATTAGAAATTCATCTGGTGATGGTTTCCTTACATGGGCTAATGGGGATTTCATAGATTCCGATCACATGGAAAATGATGTTGTTTCCGTAGAAGAAACTGCACGGGATAATGTTTCAAATGTGGATACAGATGCAAAGATTGAAGACCTATTTCCTGAACTTGATCTTGAGACAGGAAAATTTACATTCGAAGACGATTAATCATTTGACCTTAGTATCAAAAAATCCTTGCGGTTCTCGTTAGGTAGTTCTAAATTATCAATATAGTTTATTGGCTTTGAGAAAAGATGCCTCTACCCACACCTAATACGGGTGAATCAAGGGATAAATTTATTGCTCGTTGCATGAGTAACCCAACGGCAATTGAAGATTTCCCGGCTGAAGACCAAAGGCTTGCGGTTTGTTTTTCTCAATTCGAAAAAGACGAGAGTGTAACTAAACATCATTTAATGAATATTAAAAAAATAGATGAGGAACTACAGATTGTTTACGCTGAAGTCTATGTTCCTAATACTCCCGATTCAGATAATGATTTTATGAGTATCGAGACCGTGCGGGAAATGGGTCATAATTTTCTTGCAAATGGAAGGGTCACAAAGGTTGATGTAAATCATAGCAGGGAAGAAATTGCCGCTGCTGTGGTTGAAAGTTTTATAGTTCGCAAAGGAGACCCAGACTTTATTGTTGATGCATGGGTTACAGGGATTAAAATTATGGATGATGCCGTTTGGGAACTAATAAAGAGTGGGGAGATTAACGGCTTCTCATTAGATGGTGTAGGTCAAGGTAAAGATACTGAACTGGAAATTGAAATTCCAGAGTTTGTTAAAGGTGAAACTGATAAACAGGAGAATCATAAACATATCTTTCAAGTTAATTTCGATGAAGAAGGAAATTTTCTTGGAGGTCAAACTGTAGATGATGACACTAATCATATTCACCTTATCAAGCGAGGTACTATTACCGAAGAGACCAATGACCATGCACACCGATTTAGCTTCGTTGAGGTATATACACAATGACTCGTAAAAAAGTAATAATTCAAGCCCGTGAATTATCGGAAATGGATGTGAATATTATCTCTTTAGTTAAGCGTGGTGCGAATCGTATTCCTTTTCGTATCGTAAAATCTGATGGAGAAACTACCATGAATCTTTCAAATCTTTTTGTCTGGAAACAAGCACCACAACTTCCTGCTGTAGTTGCAGTTGTACTAGCAAAATCTGCTAATCAGGAAGTCTATACCAAAGCCCTTGCTGAAGGTGGCTTTGAAGTTGATCACGTAACAGAAGGGGAGAATGAAACCGTAACCCTGATGTTTACCAAGTCTGATGAAATGACAGATGCCATTGCTCTGAAAATTTCGGATGATGCTGCTCTTATTGTTGTCGGAGTTGAGAAGGGTTTACTATCCTTCCCCGATAGCAATTCGTTTATCGAAAACATTACCAAAGCGGGGTTTGCCCCTTCCTATCATATTGCCAATGAAATTCTGAATGAAACTGTTGGTAATATTATCTTCTCTGAAGGTGACGCTGCTGAAACCAAGGAAGCGGTTTCAAAGGCAATTTCGGATTTCGGCGGGTACATCGAAGCAATCCTTTCTACCATCCCTGTTCAGGCTTTCAAAGCTGAAGAAATTGTAGTGGAAGTTGAAAAGGGTTTGCTGAACAAGCCTACCAAAGCCCCAAAGAAAGCTGCCAAGAAAAAGCCTGCTAAGGATGCGAAGGATGCGGATGCGAAGAAGCAGGAAGATGATGATGAAGAGCAGGATGATGATGCGGCTGATGATGAATCAGGTGCGGAAGATACAGGGAATGACCCTGCTGCTGATGAATCAGGTGATGATGAATCAGGTGATGATGCTGAAGGTTCTGAAGATGAAGGGGCAGATAATGATTCAGAAAAAGTATCAAAAGACCCGAAGGAAGACGATTCTTCCGAAGAAGAAATCCAAGGTAAGGATTCAGATGATGCTATTGCGGCAATGTCTAAATCTTTAACTGGTATTGCGGAAGGTATCGAGGAACTTAAAACTTCCCAGACCGAAGCAATGAAAGACCTTTCTGATCGAATGACTGATCTGGAAGCCAAGGTAAAAAAGACTGATGAAGCCCTAGCGGGTACAACTCATTCTGCGGATACTGATGATAGTGATAATGATGTTGGTGAGCCGAAGAAAAAAGTCGAAGCTGTAAAGTGGGATAACTTGTTGGACTTCGGTGACGTTGAGATTTCCTAAGTCTTTGAATTGTAACTTTTGTAAATTGGAGTATTGAATATGTCTAGCAATAGTAAGATTATCCAGAAAGCGGATATGACTCTGGCAGACTTGGCTTCTGGTGGTCTGTTAAATCCAGAGCAAGCTGCCACTTTCATTCGTAAACTCAGAACCACACCTACCATCCTTAACCAGATGCGTACAATTGTAATGAGTTCCCCCCAACGTAATATTGACAAGATCGGTTTTGGTGATCGAATTCTGATGCCTGCAATTTCGGGTGTCGCATTGGATGAAGATACATCCCCAACTAATCGGCGTAGTAAAGCAACCACTGAGCAAGTACAACTGACTACCAAAGAAGTTATTGCCGAAGTCCGGTTGCCCTACGATGTCATCGAAGACAACATTGAACAGGGTGGTGCAAGCATTAACGCAGACCCAACGGTAACAGGTTCAGGTGTTGTACAAGGTGATTTCAAGGATACCATCATGGACTTAATGGCAGAACGTGTTGCCATTGACCTAGAAGAATTAGCGATTCTGGGTGACACTGGTTCGGGTGATGCGTTCCTTGCACTGTTGGACGGTTTCCTTGTAGCTGCCACTTCGAATGTGGTTGACCAAGGGGGTGCTGTTATTTCACGTACCATGTTCAAGAACGGTATCAAAACTTTGCCTGATCAGTACAAGAACCAACTGGCACAGTTGAAGAATTTTGTTTCTATGGACAACTACACTGAGTATCAGGACACTCGTGCTAACCGTGAAACAAATGGTGGTGATACCGTCAACGATCAGGTAACACCTATCCTTTGGGCTTTGGGAACAAAGGTCGAGGGTGCTGCTGTAATGCCTGCCGTGAACGGGCTGTTCACTAACCCACAAAATATGATGTGGGGTATTCAGCGTCAAATGTCTGTCGAAGTTGACAAGATTATCACTGAGCGCGTTTTTGTTATTGTCATGACCCTGCGAATCGACTTCAAGTACGAAGAAGAAGAAGCTGTGGTTAAGTACATTGACATCGGCTAATCTGAGTTGAAACGGGGGGATTAATTTCCCCCTGATTCAATCCTTTCAACTTAAGAGGAAACAGTTATGGAAATGGGAAGATGCCAAGGTGTGCGCCACACGGTTGACGCTGATGATGTTACTGCGGGTTCAATTGCTATCGAAGCTCAAGACCTTGCCCCAACGGGTGCTACTGCTGTGGTGAGAACTGCTGCGGGTGGTTTGAAAGCGTGGGATGGTTTGTTACTTGTAGCAGGAAACACAGTCACAGTTGACAACTCTGGTTCAGTCGATTGGGCTGATACCGATACGATTGATATAGTAATTCTTTCAGGAGAGTAGTAGCATGAGGTAGACCCTGAAAAATGGGTCTATCTTTTTACTGAGACTGAGAGAGGTTGCTATGTTAGTTCGTTTAACTTTTGTAAAGCGATTTTTAAAAGATAATTTTTTATATCGCAAAGGGCGCATCTATAATGTAGATGAAACAATGGGTATGAATCTCTGTGGTTTGATGAGCAAAGATTTGCCTATGTTCACTATTGTTGCCCCTGATCGTGTGGGGGATTCTCCTGTAGTTAATCTTCAAATTGATGATGAAGTTGAAGACATCCCTGTAGTTCAAAAAAATGTTTCTGTTGTTGACAGTGCTAAGACACGAAAAACTGTGAGTAAAAAAGTTCCCAAAAAAGCCAAGGCAAAAAAGGGTGCAAAAATAAAGCAGACTACGGCAAAAGCTGCTAGTGAAGAATCGAGTAACGTAGTACAGGTTTAACTTTATGACTTTCCCCCTTGCAACAGTTGATGAATTAATTGTTCGGATTAATGCTATTGATGCAACGGATTTAAGACCCCTGCTGTATCAATCTTTAAAGTCTGCGACTATACAACTTAAAGATATTTTTCGGTTGGGGGAACTGGATGCAAAGGTGGGTGTCGTTGAGGATTTTCTGATTGATCGAGATACCGCAGTTCGTAGGGAACGGTATCTCAAATTTCGTGTTACTAATGCTTTCATTAATGATGATACAACCCCTGTGGAAGTTTTGTTTGGAATCACTGAAGATGATCTTGTTAATGCAACTCCTATTGAACCCCAATTTTTGAAAATCAATAAGGAGACAGGAACCATTAAATTTGATGTCACTGGTTTCAATAGTGATTTGATTACGATCAGTAGAAGGATTCCCGATTTCTTTTTTGAATATCTTTTCAGGATTACTTACGATCATGGGTTTGCCACACGGGGAAGCTCAGATGGAAAAAGTTATAGGGGTGTTCCTGATTGGCTATCAGAAGCGGGGCTAATTAAAGGCAGGGAAATATACCAACTAACTAACCCATCCAAAGATGTTCCTGCGGATGCGTTCTCTGGAAATCTGGCTTATCTTGTAGATAACAATATTCGGGTTGCCCCCCTACATCTTGACCCACTAGACCAGTTTTAAAATGGCTGTAAGTATCTTAGCGGAAGGCTTTGAGAAAGTAAAAAAAGACCTTGATAAGTTGAAGTTGGCTACTAATACTGAAGATATTTTAGATACAGCAGCGGCTTTTATACTCAATCAAATTAAGACCAGATTTTTAAGGCAGGAAGCTACTGATGGAAGTACATGGGAAGTTTCCCAAGCTGCCAAGAACAGATCAGCGGGTGCTCTGGGTGGTGGGACTTTATTTGACTCTGGTGACTTATTCAGGAGTATTGAAATAAGCAGGGGCGGGCCCGGAGTTAGGATTATATCCACTGACCTTCCTTATGCTGCACAGCATCAATTTGGTCTTACGGTTGATGGGGTAAAATTTCCAGTAAGAGAATTTCTTGGAATCAGTCCTGATGATGAACAAGGAGTTTTAAATATTATTGAAGATCGTATTCGCATTTCAATAGGAAGATTTTGAAATGACCACTACAACAGAAGATGTCATTACTGCCCTGAAGGAAGACATTGAACTTCAAATAAATACTGTATCTGAGTTGGAAAATAAATCTATCTATGTGTATGACCCTGCCCAATTAAGTTCAGCACATACAAGAATAGCTTTGCCTTGTGTGATTTTTCATTATGCGGGAATGCGACAAGGCATTAAAAAACATGATGTTGTTTTTGATATATATCTTATAGCAAAAGCAGAGTCATTAAATCAAATTAAGGGAACCAAAGTAGTTCCTACTGCAACGGAAATTTTACAAAGATTAAGAAAAGCAATGGCTTGTAATACGGCTGCTACTAAGAGAAATTGGAATCTTGAATCTGAGCAACCTAGTTTTGGGGTAGATGACAAACTAATTTATCGGCAAAGATGGGTGACTGCCTATCAAATAATACTTTGAATTGATGTTAGGTAGTTGTAGGCTCATGATTACTATTGAGGTTTTTTTATGGTTCGTAAAAGAAAGCTTAAAGTGAAGGACTCCGACAATGATACTGCTGTTGTTGTGGTTGAAGAAGATGATACTTCGATTGATCAGCCACAAGACATCGGTACTGTTGTAGTTGCGGCACACGTTCATAAGGGTGTCTTGTATAAATCTGGTGATGTCATTGCATTTGATGACCCTGCTTCGGCACGGAAATTAAGGGCGCGGGGCATTATTTCTTAATTATAGAGGTTTGATAAATGACTAATTCATGTGTAATAAATCAATATTTCTCTGGTCAAGGCTCTGTACTGTTAGCAACTAAAGACCCTGTTACGGGAGAACCAGAGGGTTTTCGTCCTGTCGGTAACGTGTCTGCCTTGACTATCGGTGTAGAGACAACTGTTTTCCAACACAAAGAATCGTGTACGGGAGTGCGGGGCATTGATAAGGAAATCGTGCAAGAAGTTATTGTGACTATCGCAATGACTATGGAATCCATCGATGATGAAAACCTTGCCCTTGCTTTGTACGGTACAACTGCTGAAGTTACTGGTGCTACCGTTTCTGATGAACTGCTTACGGCTCATCATGATCTGTGGTCGAAGCTTGACAATATCAAAGTGACTAATGTTATTGTCGGTGATGATGCCACACCAACTATCACTTACGTTCTTGATACGGACTATGAACTGAATCCAGAAACAGGTTCGATCAGAGTTCTGAGCACTGGTGCAATTACCGATCTTCAAGTTGTCTTTGTCGATTATGATTTCGCAACCTACGATCAAATCGAAGCAATCACTTCTTCTGTTGCCCCTGAGCGTTGGATTCGCTTCGAAGGTCTGAATACTGCTGATGGTGACAACCCTGTAGTAATCGATATTTACAAGGGTTCAATTCAACCACTGGCAGAACTGGCATTGATCAATGAGGAACTTGCCGAAATGGTTGTTGAAGCATCTGCCCTGACTGACCCAACTCGTGTAACGGGTAGTCAGTATTTCACAGTAAGGCAGATTGCCACTAACTAAGTTTGACCTTAGTATCAAATAT